CGATAAATCGTTGATAGCCTATTTTTATCTAATTAAAAATTATGTATAAATATGTCTTACCGATATGGGTATTTCATCTTTTGCAATTTTATTATGTCCGATAAATCGTTGATAGCCTATTTTAATATCATCCAAAGTTAATTTTTTGGCGGCATCCTTTGGTTCAAAAAATATTCTATTACAATGCGATACTTTGGCATGAAACAATAAAGTTTCCATATCTCTACCAAAATATTTGAAATTGGAATAATTTTCTGTAAAAAATTTGAGTAATTGTAACTCGTTTATATTTTCATGTAATAGCCATTTATCATTGATTACTTTAGAACGGAATATTTCTTTTAATTCTGAACTATCGTATGTGTTAATGGTAAATCGAAAACGGAATCTGCTACGTAAACCTTCATTGTGTGCAAATAAACATTTATCAATTTGTTCTCCATAACCAGCTATTATACAAATAAATTTTCCGGCACGTTCTGTTAGATTTCTATTTAATGTGTCTATTATTTCTTTGGAAAATGAATCTAATCTTTCAGCACTACCTAATGAGTATGCTTCATCAATTACTAGTATACCGCCCATTGCATCATCAATTGCTTTCTGGGTTAATGGAGCAGTGTGTCCAATATATTTTCCTTTTAGATCATTAATTTTAACTTTTTTAATGACATTTTTTGTTAGATATCCCATTTTAAGATATATTTCCGCTAAAATATCTACCACTAATGTTTTTCCAACACCAGGTGGACCTTCCAAAATAGTATGTAATAATTCGGCAGGATTTGGTTCAAAATCCAATAAAAAATAAACGATTTGTTCCGCAAAATTTTCCTTAATAATTTTCATTCCAATTATATTACGTAATTTATTTAATGGATCGTACAAATTCGCTAAACGCTCCAAAGAAATACCATTAAAATTTTTCTGTAATTGGCAATGAAATGATCCTCCCAAATCTATTAAATCTTGTAATATTATTTTATAATTTGGTTGTATTGATAATAGTCTTTCCGGAATTGGTGGCACATTTTTTGATTCAATATCATGATCGCAAATTTTTCCTGGACAAACATATACTGGAACAATTGGTTGGTTGGTAATAGCTGTATCATTAATATCATCAATATCTAAATTATTTAAACTATTTAAAAAAAATAAAATTGGTGATATATTTTTATTATTATTATGATCATTACTGTGTCCGGGTTTTTTTTGAATTGGTTTTTTATTATTAGTATTAGATCCATTTTCATTTGGTTTTGGTTTATTATTAGGATTTGGTCTTTTATTATTATTATTAGTAGCGGATTTTTTTACATTTAATTTTGATCTTTTGTTATTATTATTATTATTATTTTGTGTATTCTGGCTAAATTGTTCATGCGTTCTCTTTTTTTGATTATTATTGGTGTTATTGAACAGTTCATCCATGTTAAACCAGTGATTCATTTTTAGATATATATTATAAGTTTCTAGTACCGTTTATAACACCTAATTGAATGTCATATATATGATACATTTTTTGAACATTATATAGGTATTTTGTTTAAAAGATATAGCATTATTGAATAAAAAATTGAAGGATAAATTGATGAGGTTATATTTGTATTGTATAAAGATTTTATTAGTATCATTTATATAAAGATGGCCGATGATAAGACCTACATAATCGATCCTTTGACATCCCTGTGCAAGATTGCCTTGTTACATTTTATGCCTGATAGAACAAGATTGGCAATTAAATATCATGTTTTACACATACAGGAATATAGTTATTATCAGTGTATTGAGAGAATGAAAAATGGTGATAGCCGTGTTGATATATCCAATTTGAATACATCATTTATTAAAGCTGTTAAGTGGTATATAATGGATAATCCGGAAAAAGCAATAATGGATAAGGAAATGGATGAAAGTGTTAGAACCATTACACGATTTGCTATTAGGGGACTGGTGAAATTACAAAGCCATACATATAATACCGACGGAGCTATTAAAATTATTTTACAATATTTTATCAATTTATTGCATGATGCCTTAGATGGCGTGTGGAATGAAGATAGATGCGTAAAAACAGATAGTCATGGTAATATTTTATCAGACAAAATAAAAAATAATTTTGATGCACATAGTATTAATTCAATTGCTAAAATGCTTAATGATTCAGACAAAGCCGAAAATTCACAAGAAGATATTAATGCGCGTATTGAATGTGCTCATCGTTTATTAATTAATAGAGATAGTGTTTTTGTGAAAATGATGAAAGAGATTAATACCACATTATAATTTATGTAAATAAACTAGAACTTTTTTAATGTTAAGCCATTTTTATTAGTATAAAATAGCTTAAAGATTTGTTTATGATTACCCAGTACGACACAATGGAAACAGAAAATTTTGCTTTGACCGAAAATGGTGACAAGGCTTTTTCCACATCGGGTAATTTTAATCTCGATTTTTTTACTCGTATAACTCGCAATGCGCAATTGAAAGATTATGTTGATGCATTTCAAAAAGCATGGATAGAAAATAGAGAAACTGCTATTCGTGTTGTAATGAATATGCGCGATATTCGTGGCGGTAAAGGAGAAAAACTTATTCCTGCTGTTTTGATGATTTGTCTTAAACTAACCGCTGAACCTAATGTATATGAAGCTGTTTTACGGAAAATGGTTGAATATGGTTGCTGGAAAGATTTGTTACGAATAATCGAATTGGAGACAAGATATCATCGCGAGCAGCGCAATCTTCAATTAATTGCATGTCCAATAGAAATAACACTTTTTGCGGAACAACTCAAAAAAGATTCAAATATAATACTTGTGGCAGAACAAGGCGATACTAATACAAAAGCCGCTATTTCATTGTGTGCCAAATGGGCCCCAAGTGAAAACACACATTATGATCATCATCCAATGAAAGCAGCTACTAAAATTATGGGTGTAATGAATCTGAAACCAAAGGAATATCGCCAGATGCTTACCAAATTGCGGAATCATTTAGGTATTCTTGAAATGCTAATGTCAACCAGACAGTATGACAAAATTGATTTTTCAAAATTACCATCTATGGCATTTATCAAAATGAAACGTGCATTTGATCGTGATAATAATGCTGATGGTGTCGAATCGGATAATCGTAAAAAACTTCATTTATCATACCAAGAATATTTAAGAAAATTAGCAGATGGTAAAACGAAAGTTAATATTAAAGGAATTCAACCACATGAACTTGTTTCGACCTATTTAGATAGACATTCTAATACTGAATTAGATCCACTAGTTGAAGGACAATGGCAAGCATTAAAAAATCGTATAACTGAAACTGGATCTTTCCGTGATGTCACTGCTGTAGTTGATGTTTCTGGTTCAATGACGGGACAACCAATGCAGGTATCAATCGCATTAGGTATTTTGGTTGCCCAATGCACCAAATGTCCTTACCACGGAAAAGTAATTACTTTCCATGAAACTCCTAATTGGCATGTACTAACGGGTACTACTCTTAAAGAACAGGTAGAGTGTATGAAAGCCGCGCCATGGGGAAGTACAACCAATCTTCGAAAAGTATTTGATTTAATTTTGCAACAAGCCAAATCAGCTTCACTTACAAAAGAAGAAATGGTTAAAACACTTTTTATTTTTACTGATATGCAATTCGATACATGTGCTGGACGTGATCCATTGGAAACAACATTTGAATATGCCAAACGGGAATTTAGTAATGCCGGTTATGTATTACCACGTATTGTATGTTGGAATCTGAGAACGAGTACTAATAAAATAATGCCAATCCAGGGAGAGGAAAAAGATTTTGCGATGCTTTCCGGATTTTCGGCAGAACTTTTGAAATGTATTTTAACAGCCCAAGAATTTACTCCCAATGCTATGATGCAACATGTATTAGAACCATATATAGTACCGCATGAAGTCACAACATCAACAAATGATATTATATTTACAACGGATGAACTAGATAAATTAGAAATAGCTATTACCAAAAGCACAATTAAAAAAGCATTTAAATCGTCAGCTTCCACGGATGAAAGTGATGTAGTCGGATTATAAATTTGAAATCTTAAATATTATTAATATTTCAAATATGCAACATTATACATGAGTATTTTGATATTCAGCATATATTATACAATAAAAATTGAAATATATATTATATGCTGATAATTTATTAATATAAAGTTTTAGCATAAAAAAACAAATAGTTATGGAATCAGTCAGTAACAATAAGGAAAATATCAGAAACATATCAATTATCGCGCACGTAGATCATGGTAAGACGTATAGCTTTGGTACAAAGATCAGACTGTCAAACGGTGATACAAAACTAGTCGAGAATCTCACACTGGATGATTATGTGCTCGGTTTGGATGGACTATCAAAAAAAATTGTAGAAATACACAAAGGAAAAGGTCAACTATATGAAATTTGCCAAAAAGTAGGAAAAAATTATACCGTTAATGGAAATCATATTTTAGTATTGAAATTCACCAACGTAGAAGGAATTTATTGGGATCCAAAGAGAAATTATTATAAGGCAAGATATATCCAAAATATGAGAATACATGATAAATGTTTCCAACACGACAATAGCAAACCTTTAACAAAGGAGTCCAAAAAACTCTTATACAAAGATGCCCAAGATTTTTTAAAAACAAAAAGCGAGGAACAGGGATATAATCACAAGGGAGATATTATTGAAATCAGCGTTAATGATTATTTAGCACTGTCCGTAAATATGAAAAGAATTTTGTATGGATTTAAACAAGGAGTAGAATTTGAAGAAAAAGAAATTGATTTGGATCCATATATGTTAGGATTATGGTTAGGTGATGGTACACCAGATTGTGCTGAAATTACCAATATAGATGAACCAATTATTGATTATATATATGAATATGCCGAAATCAATAATATTTTGATAAAAAATAGGGATGATTATCATTACAAATTTATTGATGGTGGACTTATTAAAGGAAAATGGATAGATAATGTTTTTTTGGAAAACCTTGAAAAATATAATCTAATCAATAACAAACATATTCCGAAAAATTATTTATATAATTCAAGAGAAATCAGACTAAAAGTTTTGGCTGGATTAATCGATTCAAACGGATACTATTTTGATAATATGTACGAAATTTTCCAAAAATCGGATTATTTATTTAGAAATATTCGTGAACTGTGTGCATCACTAGGTCTTCAAGTCACCTGGCAAAAAGTAAATGCAACTGGTTACAAACCAGATGGTAGTTGTATTCCTGGAATATACAATAGTATTTTGTTTTCTGGCAAGGGTCTGGAAGAAATACCAGTACTACTGGAAAGGAACCGTGCCAAACCTGTTAAAGATATCGATTGTTTGATTACACAAATTGAAGTCATACCATTATATATTGGTAGGTATGCTGGTTTCCAAATTGAGGGAGATGGAAAATTTTTTGGAACGGATTTTACCGTGATGCATAACTCGACAATGACAGATGCACTTGTTTGTCGTGCTGGTTTGATTAGTGAAAAAGCGGCTGGTGATGCAAGATGGACAGATGGTAGAGAGGATGAAAAAACTCGTGGTATTACTATTAAATCCACTGGTGTATCTGCGACGTATGATGTAAATGGCGAAATATATAATATTAATTTGGTTGATTCTCCGGGCCATATTGATTTTTCACATGAAGTTAGTGCTGCATTAAGAATTACAGATGGTGCGATTGTTGTTATTGATGCGGTAGAGGGTGTAGCGGTTCAAACCGAAACAGTTTTACGACAGGCATTAGCCGAACAGGTAAAACCAATACTATATATTAATAAAATGGATCGCTGTATTTTTGAATTACAATTATCGGCTGAAGAAATTTATCAAAAACTTGTTAAAATGATCGAAAGTGTTAATTGTATTATTTCTACCTATAAATCGGATGATTCGCAACTAAATCTTGATTTGACACCAGAATTGGGTAATGTATTTTTTGGTAGTGCTATCCATGGATGGGGCTTTGGTATTAAACAATTTGCTAAACTTTATGCATCAAAATTCGGTTCCGATGAATCTAAATTAATGTCACAATTATGGGGAGAAAAATATTTTGATCCAATCACTAATAAAATCGGCTCAAAAAATGAGGCAAATGGTAAACCTCTTCAAAGAACATTCTGTAAATTTATTTTACAACCAATCCTTGATTTAATCAAAGCTATCAATACTAAATCCGTTCCAAAGTACACCAAAATGTTTAGTAGCTTAGGTATAAAAATGAACAAAAACGAATTAGAACTAGCCGAAAAAGAAATTTACAAATTAGCTATGAAACGTTTTTTGCCATTAGCCGATGCGCTATTAGATGGTATTGTTTGTCATTTACCTAATCCAATAAAAGCGCAGAAATACCGATACACTACATTGTATGATGGTCCTTTAGATGACGAATGCGGATTAGCTATTAAAAATTGTGATGATAATGGACCATTGATAGTATACATATCAAAAATGATACCAATGGATGATGGTTCTCGATTTTATGCATTTGGTAGAGTTTTTTCAGGAACTGCCAGTGTTGGACAAAAAGTTAGAATTTTGGGATCAAATTATAAAAATGGCAGTAGTGTAGATTGCTATGAAAACAAATCGATTAAGGGTGTGGCTAAAATGATTGGTGGTAAAGCCGTACAATGTGAGTCTGTTTCATGTGGTAACACTATTGCATTAATTGGTGTTGATCAATATTTACTCAAATCTGGTACGATTACCACATCAGCTTCAGCGCATCCAATTAAAACAATGAAATTCAGTGTTAGTCCAATTGTGCAAGTAGCTGTTAGTCCCAAAAATCCTGGCGAATTACCCAAATTGGTAGAAGGAATGAAAAAATTATCCAAGTCTGATCCTAGTGTCCAATGTTTTTTAAACGAATCAGGTGATCATATTGTTGCTGGTGTGGGAGAATTACATATTGAAATTTGTTTGAATGATTTGAAAGAATTTATGAAAACAGATATTAATGTATCTCAGCCAATTGTTCCTCTGAGAGAAACTGTTTTATTCCAATCAGAACAGGTTTGTTTATCAAAATCTCCAAATAAACATAATCGATTGTATATGTCAGCAGAACCAATTGATACTAAATTAGTAACAGATATGGAGGAAAATATTATTACTTCTAGAGATGAAATTAATAAGCGTGCTAAATATTTATCTGAAAACTATGATTGGGATCCTACTGATGCAAAGAAAATTTGGGCTTTTGGTCCAGAAGGCAATGAATCCACTAACTTATTAATTGATACCACCAAAGGAGTTCAGTATCTTAACGAAATAAAAGATTCAATAAACAATGCATTCAAAGAAACGATGATAAAAGGTGTATTGTGTGAAGAGCCTGTTCGTGGTGTCAGATTTAATATAACGGATGTTTCTCTCCATGCTGATGCGGTACATCGTGGTGGCGGCCAAATTATTCCAACAGCTATGCGTTGTTTGAAAGCGGCAATGTTAACGGCCAAACCAGCTATTATGGAGCCTGTATTTTTGGTTGAAATTCAGGTACCACAAACATTTGTTGGCGCAGTTTACTCCTGTCTACAAAATAAACGTGGTCAAGTTACTAGTCAGGAACAATTAGTAGGAGAATTGTATATCATTCGCGGAAATTTGCCAGTTTACAGCAGTTTCGGCTTCTCTTCATTTTTGCGGGAAAAAACTAGTGGCCAAGCTTCTGCACAACTATCATTTGACCATTGGCGAATAGTAGATGGTGATCCTTTTGATAAAGATTCATTTGCGGGAAAAATGGTTTGTGAAACTAGGAAGAGAAAAGGATTATGTGAAGAAATACCACCAATAACAAACTTTTTAGATAAATTATAATTTAAATTAATTCATGAAATCAATTTAAATTATTTATTTATTAGGCATATTAAATAATATTGGTACAACTATTCCAAAAAAAAATAAACTGCATTTGATAGTTAATGGTAATGCTATGAATGAAATTCCCGAGCATAACATGCCGCTAAGGGGACAAGGTAATTCTATTCCAATGGCTATATTTAGAATAATAGTTGGTACAAATACAATACCAGCCCATATTAATTGGTACACTAATAATGTATCTTTTATGTATATTGATTTAACACAAAAATGTATTACGTTGAAAAAAAGTGAACTAAGTAATCCACAAAAAAATGGCACAATTATTTCATTCATTATTGAATAAAATAACTTGATAAAATATTGCAAGCATTTAATATATTATATTTCAATTTTTATTAATCCTTTTTTTTTTTTCAAAAATCGACCAAAATATGGATCAGTTAGTAATACTTTTTTGGGAGTAGTATATTCATTGTCAACCAGTAGTCCTCCTTTAGCGGTAACATTTTTTGATCCAATGCGATATTTTTTTGGTACGACTCGATGGATAAATTCAATCATTTTCTGCGGTAAAGTATTGGAGTATGTATAAATTAACAAATTTAAAAAATAATTAATATCATGATAGCGATTGGGTTTACTCGAAAAACCAACGCGCGGTGCCCAATCCGCATTAACCAAATTATTTTCTACCAATCCTGCGATTGTTGAAACATAAAAATTATAAATTCCAACTTGTAAAAATTTTGTGGACAAAGAAAAAGTTTTATCTTCGAGTTTAAAACGGTAATATTTATTTGAGTCACTATTGATATTTCGCTCATTTATGATTCCTATTGCTCCTGGTTTTAATTCATTATGGCGAAATGCCGGATATTTTTTTTGTATTAGTGCCAGAGTATAAAAGACTTGGAAAATAACCGCACGCCAATTTATTAATGGCATTTTTCCTGATTGTATATATTTCCATAATGATGTATATTGTTCGTATACTAAAATTCTTGAAATATTTAAATATTTTTGTTTATGATATCCTTTGATAAATTTTTTGTAAGTGTCTTCGTATTCTTTTGGAATATGTTTTTCTGGTATTGTAGATAAAAAAGTAGTATCAACTTGCAGAATCATAATCGGTAAAAGAATACCTGGTGTTTTTAAATCAAAAACAATTTTTGACAATAATTTTGCTATTTCTATTTCAGAATTTGTAGGGTTGCCAATATCATTATTATTTCCATATTGAATCAAATATGGGCAAAATTTCATGGTACATATTTTGCCTTTCAGTGGATTATTTTGTTCGGGAATATCTGGATAATGATTTGCCAGTATATCAAATTTGATATCATACGTATCTACTGATTTTATTCCGAGTTTAAAATGTAATTTTTTCATTAGTTCAATAAAGTTAACTTTATAATGCGGAATTGTATCTGGTTCATTAATACCAATCGGAATAAAATCCTTTTCTTTTAATAATTCATATTCCATACATTTCCTAATATTTTTGTTGTTATCTCTGCGACATAATATGGTAGTGCTAGTATTTAAATTTAAATATAGTAAATAATTCTTAGGTTTGAAACAGCGATAATATTTACCACATAATGAAAAAACAAATTGGTATCGTTGATCTAAAAATGATACAATTATATTGACCAATTCCATTGGAAGATCATCCATTTTATATACGAGATAATAAACAAATAATCGAAAATCCATGATAATTATTTTTTCAATTTTTATTAAAAAATAGAAATTAAAAAATTCATATTGTGTTTTGCTCCAGTGTTGAAATGAAACGCCAAAAATTTTCTGTTATGTATGGATTATTAATATCTATTTTGATAATCTGATCCTGGTATTTTATCATATGTTTTTTGATTGCGAGCAATGATGATTCTGTATCAATGATATTTTTTAAAAAATTATTGATGAGTGCGATATTTTGTTCATTAATAAAAGGATTCATTAATTTCATAAAATTTTCTTTTTCGCCAAATTCAATATTAATAATTAAATTACAAAATGTTTTCATTATTAATATTATTTCGCGATTGTGGTTAATAAATTCCGACGTCAAAATATATGGCGCAACTACACGCAAAAATAATACATTACTAATTGCAAATAATTGTAATTGGGAAAAATCTTTTATGGCATCATTTGAAGAAAAATGTTTTGTTACTTCATTTGTAATAATACGGAATATATTCCTGAGTTCCGCGGGAATTTTTTCCGGACAATTACAAATATTATTTAAAAATTCTTGCGAAACTAATATTAACTCTTTTGCATTATTTTTTGCAGAATGTTCTGTATTTAGCTCTAATGATTTTTTTTGTTCCATAAATTTACGTAATGGCAAAATACAAAACTCTAAATATCCAGATGCTATTTTTTTGATATATGTGCTTATCAAATATGTATACAATGTATCTTCCCTGAATAATAATTCGGGTAAACTAATCGGGTATATTTGTACCGCTTTTTTAATTATACTTTCAATGAAATAATTAATTTTTCCAGTATCAGTATAAAAATCTATTAGGGCATTGCATAATTTTTTTTTATGATTATTTGTTTTAATTGTCAAAATTGCATGAATAAAATAATATTCACCGTACAAAGAATCTTCAACAAGTAATTGTTTTAGTGTCCGCAGACTTTTTTCATCTTCCTTATCATTTATACTTATCCCATTGGTAGGAGAATAAAGTGATTTTGTAAAACGGCGTCTGGAGTTTATTTGTTTGGGATTATTTTTTGAAATTTCCTGATCGGATCTCAAATTACAACTTCCATAACTGTATTTTAAAATTCTTAATTCGGGACTTGATTCACTTTTTGGAATTTTTGATTCTAGTTTTAAAATATGAATATTACCATTAGCACTTTTGCTTCTCCGGAAGAATAATACTTTTTTCTTTTTATTTTGTTTTTTAGGATTTTTTGATTTTTTATCTGTTTCGGTATTATCCGCATTTTTACGAAAGGGATTTTTAATTTTTTTTGATGGTTTATGCATTTTTCAATCTATTGATTGAATGATCTAAATCATTACAGTAGGAATATATAATTAAATGATATTTCAATTTTTTATAAAATATGTGTATTCAAGCCTGATTATTTGTGTGCTTTAATATTTATTTTTTTGATAAAATTCTAAAAAATTGAATAGAATTCATTTAAATAATCGTTTATTATCTGTTTGAATATAATCCATCAAAATGAAAAGTATCAAAGTTCCTACCGAGCGTATGCTGGAACTTATGATTATTGAGGAGGAACATATTCGGCAATCGGTGGAGTACCAAAACGAGTGTACTAGCGCTAAGGACATACCTAATGGTTGGCTTGCTGTTACTGAACAGATGCAACAGGATTTAGTCAAAAAATTTGGTTTTGATGATGATATTAGTTGTGATATTGCTTGTAATATGTTACGTCGTGCACAATATGATTATCCAAATAATAAAATTTTCAAAGAGGTTCCAGTATATGTTAGAAACAATAAAGCAAATATGGGAAAATTTACAGAGGGAGATTTTGTACCCAATATTACAATTCATAAAAGATGTGGTAGTGAAATTAAATTACATGATTTGCTTGATGATAGTATGCCAACTCTAATATTAGCATCTTCACATACTTGACAACCGTTTCGGGGAAACATCGAATTATTTAAACAAATATACCACCATAAAAAAAATATAAATTTATTTATCATTTACATAACTGAAGCTCATGCTGCTGATATTTGGAATATTGGTGAAAGCGCTGGAACAATCAATTATCAGCACAAAAAATTATCGGATCGATTAGAATGTTTAGAAAAATTAGCCAAAACATTTGACATAGAAATTCCAATTTATGCGGATAATATGGCAAATGATTTTGAAACAATATTCGCAGCATGGCCTTTCCGATATTTTGTTATTAATAATAACAAATTTGTAAAAATAGGTATACCAGAGAATTCAGAATTCGATGTTTCCCTTTTGGAGAAATGTTTATAATATTTTGTTTTGAAATGAATTGACCGACAATGAAATTATATTCCTAAAAATGATTGGTTTATGATTGAGATAATCTGGTCTTTTCTGGCAAAAATTGCTATAAATTATTATAAATAGTATCCACAATAAAAAAATGAAATTTTAAATTTTAGGACTAGAATATCTAAAATTAGTTAAAAAATAAATCAGGAAAATGATAAAACACATTGATTTGGGAAATAAAGGTATTTTTAAATTTAGTACATTTACCGGAAAAAATATTTATCTTGTTTATAAACAGGATGCAACAATTAACCAAATTTTAAGCACATTTTCATTAAACTACTCTTCTTCTAGTGGTTGTCATATTTATTATAAATCGGTTACACTTCAAAGAATATTTGACAAAAATGATTTAGTCAAAAAACCAAGCGATTTAAACCTTTCGCAGAATGAAACTATTTTATTATCACAAGAAAAAAATATTGAACCAATTAATGAATACACTTCGGATCGCACAGAAAAATTAATTAATGATAATGGAAATATAAATTTATTTGTTCGTACATTTAATAATGAAACTATATTATTGCATGTGCGTGATAATTATACCGTCAGAGATATCAAAAACATGATATTTAATAAAATAGGTGTCCGAGTAGATGAACAAAGATTAGTTCATTCGTCTATGCAACTGAATGATAATAAAATTTTACGGGATTATGGAATAGGTAAAAATAATGAACCTTTCGCAACTGTTAGTTTGTTATTAAGATTGTGTGGTGGCATGTTTAATGAAACCAGTGGAAAAAATGGAAACTATCAACCACTTCATGATTGTCTCATTGAAATGGATTAATGATTTAATGATTTAATGAACCAAAATATTTTATTAAAAAAATTTGAAATTTAAAATCCTAATAAATACATTTTATTAGCAATCTTAAAGAAATTATCATCATGGGAACATTAATACAGCACATTAATTTGGAGGACAATGGTATTTTTAAATTCAAAACATTTACGGAAAAAAGTGTTTATGTTGCATTTAAACAGGAAAAATATACCATTGGCAAAATATTAGATACGTTTCTAATGAATTATAGTTATTCTGCTATTGAGAATAATGATATTTTATTTTATTCAAAAACTTTACAAAGAGAATTTGGAAAAAATGACATGAATAAAACACCTATAGATTTGGTATTAACGGAAATTGAAGAAATATCATTGGCGAAAAAAAAGAAAGTAACACAATATTCCGATTATCGTCTTAAATTATTAAATGGGCAAACATGGCCATTATATATAAAAACATTAACAGGTAGAACAATCGATTTGATGGTAGCTAGTTCATTAACTATTGAAGATGTAAAATGCATGATTCAGGATAAGGAAGGAATACCACCAGATCAACAACGTTTAGTTTTTGCGGGTATACAACTTGATGACGAAATAACATTAGCAAAATATTGTATCATGACAGGTTCTACAATGCATTTAATATTACGATTGCGTGGTGGTATGTATCATGAAACCAGCGGCAAAAAAGGCAATTACAAAGAATTAGAAAGTTGCCTTATTGTTATGGATGATTAATTAAAAGTTCGGCGATTGATTAATATTTATAATTTATTACACAACAAATTATAAATATTATGTCATATATAAATACTTGGTATTTTTATAATAATTATTGATGTCACCCAATTGTTGTACTTGTTGTAATTGCCGAAAAATCAGAAACAAGGAAACATTAAGAGAACGCCAAATCAGAGCAGCGATTGCATACGAAAAATTACAATTTTTGGTTGAAAAATATAAAATCAAACTTAGTAAACCATTTTTTTTGAACAGTGATCCGGATGAAATGGAAACTGAATATAAAATGCATTCTGATATCAAGTGCAAAAAAGATAAAGTTAATTTTTACAAACAAATATTTTTGAATTTAGTTTACGGTGCGGAATTTCTTAATGAACAATATAATCCATACGATATCAAACTAAAAGATTTATCAAAGAAGGTAGCCGATAATATGGATAATTATACACCTATTCTGGAAGAATTGTATGAAAAATATAAAAATGTTGAATTAATTAACTTGCAACCAGAAGAAAAATTGTACTGGCAATTTGCAATAGACTGTATAACAAATCATTTAAGTCAAAAACTTTTTAGTTTGTCACTACCCAAGATTAATTTTTTGGAAAAATATAAAATGCCATCAAATGGAACTATCAATCCAAATAAAGTTTCTCCTCCTACTACCCCATATTGTAATATGATTCCACCTAATCCGAATAGGGTTCCTCCTACTAATCCATTCGGGTTTTCTCCTAATCTAAATAAGCCCCTAGTTAATCCATTTAATGATTATCCTAATCCAAATACAGTTTCTCCAAATCCGGCTGTGGATGAATTAAAAAATTTAATACAAAAATTTCCATTGAGTGGATCTATTGAACAAATTAATTTGGATGATTTTATGAAAAAAAATATGGAAAAAGTATTCCCTAAACAACAGTCAATGTTTGTTTAATATGTATTCAGCGTTCACTTTGTTTACTTGAATAATATCTTTTGGATTGTATTCGGCGTTCACTTTGTTTACTTGAATAATATCTTTTGGATTGTATTCGGCGTTCACTTTGTTTACTTGAATATCATTTTTTGGATCATATGCATATATTAAATATTTTATCAAAAAACTATTTAATATATTTTTCGTGGTAATCTTCCAATTCTTCTTTCGAAACAGGTAATCCGCTAGAATTCCATCTTTTCAGTACAGTATACTGTTCTTTAATGGGTTTATGTTTAATTTTTTTGTGTTGTTTATAAAAATCTTTGATGGTCAAATTTTTAAATTCTGTTTCTTTATTTTTTTTAATTAATAGTACCAATTTATTTTTATCTAATTTATACTTTTTGAGCAAATAATCTAACAAATATTCATCTGTAATGATAAATTTTTCGCAAATAGGTTCATCAAAATTTCTCTGATTGTATTCTACATTCACTTTGTTCATTTGAATAGCATCTTTCAGATTGTATTCATAATCAGGTCCATAATTGTTTTGTTCACCATCAAATGAATATTCCGAATCAGGCATTTCGTTAGGTGGAATAAAATTTTCATTATGACAGCAATTATGTTGATCTGTTGGTGGAGGTATAAATGATTTTCCAAAATTTCGTATATGTTGTGGTATACATTGTTCCCTAGGTGGAGACATACATGATTCTCGATGTTGAGGCATACACTGTTCCCTAGGTGGTATACATGGTTCTCGATGTTGAGGCATACACTGTTCCCTCGGTGGTGGCATACACTGTTCTCTAGGTGGATACGATTCTTCAGTATATATATTATCCTGGTAAGGTTCTACCGATTGATAGTGTTTCCTATATGGTTTTATTTCTTCTCCATCACTAAATTCGTCCCTATTATTAGTATAGCGACAATTACAATTTGGTTCATTACAATGTTTAAAATTTTCCATTAATATTTATTGATAAACTATATTTATTTACGATATTAATTTTGATCAATACATTGATTAAAATTAATTATTGATTGAGTAGTTGGATAACGTATCCATTATCATTTTGTATTTATCAGTGGATTTAATTATCATATCTGTTATTATTTTTGTTTGTTGTTTTTTTATAATAATTTCGCTATGTAAATCATCATCAATTAAACTATCAAATAAATCATAATATTTGGTAGGACAATAATCAATATTGTAACAAGTAATATTTGGATTATTATCTACAACAACTAACTCTTCTGTTGGCAATAATGCTTGACCAATAACAAATATATGACCACCATTGCTTAAATTCGTGACATCAGTTATTGGATTTTCAAAATCAATACGCAATTTCGTTAAAAAAATATTATCAATATATCGTTTGTTTAAATCATACATATTGGTCAATTTAAAAAATTTAACTATTGGACTAGCACCATAGCAACAAGATGAATGACAAAATATTACATTGAATTGGTATTTTACAATCACTATTATAATTTGTTGTAGTCATGTATATATATATTGGTATAATGATTAAATTGTTATATTCTTAATTTATATACTATAACAATGGAATAACCGACCCTTCTTCATTATGAATATTTTTTCACCAATGCCATAAACATATATTTTTTGTTCAACATTTGTTAAATTTTTTAAACTAAATTCTATAAAACCATCAACTGCACTACAATTAATTTTTTCCGAAAATTCTATTAAACAAAATTCATCGGATAATTTAATTTTTGATACAGTACTTAATATTTCAAGATTGTCTCGAGACATGTCACGCGCATGATACATATTTAGCGAATTATTTGGAGTGTAAATCAATAAATATTTTACATACTCATTAAAATTTAAAACATATTTACATATTGATTTGTCGGTGCGATAATATTCCTCGCCATTAAACTGGATATGTGGTATGCTATATTGTAATATCGGGATCTCTTTCGATAACACATCAATATATTCATTTTGATATTGCGCTGTTAGTATTAAATTATCGGCTCTCTAAAAATATATGCGTATGCATGTATTTTTACGAGGATTTTTCATATTTATATGAAAAATGCATACATTTACATATTTTTTAAAGGTGTGGTTATTTCTATTTCTTCATATTCTAAACCAAAATTAGTAATAGTATTCAATTCATTTGAATCATTAAAACGAATACGAATATTTATTTCATAATCATTTGAATAGGGCATAAATTTATCAAAAGCAACAAATGGTATTAGTGTTTTGTCATTAATGCTGAATATTTTCCTGAGTTCGGGAAAAATTTTGTCATTAACATTATTAACTTGTGCCACTTGCGATCCGCCAAATTCTATATTGATGTCTTCTATTAAGTGTGAATATCGACATTTTAGATTACGTATACCACGATTTTGGATAATATCCGGTTTATTAATTGTATAACAAATTCTCTTATTTTGACCAAATAAATCATTATGGAGAGTAACATTTCTAATAAATTTAAAATTTAAAATTTAAACCATGATAAAATTCATTACTGTTAATAAAATCCTGACTGGAACAATATTCTTCTAGTTTTACCATTATATATATATAATCAAAATGATTAAAGTATTGTGTTATTAAACCTAAATGTATTTAAGTTTAATAAAATTTAATACTTATATTTCATACATACTATCCGAATTATTATTTTGGTTTTCAGCTATATACGAAGATTCCGACCAGTTATTATAATATCGGATGCCTATCAATCCGCCATATTTTGAGGCGAATTCAGTAGTTTTAACAATGCGTATTTTAGTTTTGGTATTTATTTTTAAGATTTCTTGTTTATTAATATAACGATCAGACATATACATTTCTTTTAATTGGCCTTCTTTAAGTAATGATTCTGTCGTATCTGTACCAAATACTATTAAATCCATTTTGGCAGGATCAAGTAACATTTGTTCAAATTCCATAAGTAATTCTTTATCATTCGCTTCTGATGTTAGAACATCAGCGGCCATCTGGATAACTTGGTTGATTGATTGATTAGTTATTTCAGATACAGTTAATGTTTTAAGTAAATGTTTCGAAAAATATTGCACAAATAATTCTTCATCACTAACCAATTTTTTAATTTCAGCTGGTCCGGCTATAATTAATCCTTTACAATTAAATTTACCATTGGTAACATAATATTTAACCATAAGTTCTACTATTTTTTTTGTATACCATCCAATTTTTTCATCCCGAATACGACCAAATCTGGCAGCGGATTGTCCACCTGTTTTATGCTGATTTGGTAAAGATTCGTCCAATGATTTTAAAAATTTAGTTTGGTTGGCATTATATAAATAAAATTCTGCTCGCTTACCTGATACTAAAATAATAGCACAATTATCATGTGTTTCGTATAATTTAACGAGATCATCTAAATGGAATTTTCTATCACATCTGTAAAAAAATTTTTTAATAGGATGTGGTGGATTAAATAAAAAGCAATCGCTTGGGCTAAAGATACTGTGGATTTATGGTATCGGTGTGCAAATTATATCTACCAGCACAAATAACTAAACCATTTGTTGGAAGATTACTTAATATTTTCAATTGATAACTAACTGATCGTAAGGCTTCTGTGACAGCCTTACCAACATTTTTGTTTTTTATATTTGAAGCTGTTTTAAGCTCCTGATTCACATGGTTGCGTGCTAGTCATAAATTTCCACCACTTGGTAAATAAATTGTAATCAGACTTGTACCTTTAACGGCACTTTCTGCTCTAGCCAGCAACCGAATTGCTATAATATCGTTTTCCATTTGATTTCTAATATTATATAACAAAATTAATATTTATATGCCGACAATATTTCAATTTTTAAAAAAATTGAAATATTAATAATTTGATATTATAATATTTATAATAAACTATTAGATTGATATAATTTAAAATGGATTTTTCTAAAATAGATAGGGATATGATAGGTAATTTATCACACAATGATCCAAAATTATTAAAAGAATTGGGTATTAAACCATTACCCGATTTTAGTGGTTTGAATAAAAAAGAT